CATTCTCCTCTCCGTTGCTATCGCCGCTGAGGAGCATTCCCGAAAGGCCAACAACTAAATATGGATATTGAACGCAAGACGATTCAGGCGGTCATTGACCCCGAGTCGCTTACCGACGCCAGCCCGGAGAAGCCTTACGGCGGCTTCAAGGCCATCGCTTCCGATGAGTCCCGGGACCGTGACCAGGAGAACCTTTACCTGAATGAGTGGATCACTCCGCTCCCTGATCACATCACCATCGACACCGATCACGGCATGTCCGTGGCTACGACGGTCGGCTCCGCTAAGCCCTATTTCGAGGGCAACGAAATGTGGATTGATGCGTCGTTCTCCTCGATTGAGCGCGCACAAGAGGTGCGGACGCTGATTCTGGAGGGCCACATCAAGACGGTGTCGGTCGCTGCTCTCGTGGACCGCTCTAAGAAGAGCGGTGTCCCTAAGCGGGAGCTTCTGAATGTCGGCATTGTCGCGATCCCGGCGAACCGGAACGCGATCATCTTCGACGCTAAGAGCGTCGATGGCAAGGCTGAGTCGTTGGAGGACGCCGCGCGGAACTTCCTGCTGGCCGTTAAGGCTGGTACGGCTGCCGGTAGCTCGGACGGCGCGATGATCCAGGCCATTCACGATGCCGCCGGGCATCTGGGTGCAGCCTGCGTTGTCGTTGAGGTTCCCGACGAGGACGTGTCCGGCGCTGATGACGGCGCTAACAAGTCCGTCGAAGGCGCGCTGACCGAGGTTAAGACTGGCGCGGTCCTCGAAGCTGATGAAGATGTCGAAGACGAGCCGGTTGTCGGCGACGAAGAGACTCCCGAGGTCGAGGCATCGACTCAGAAGCTCTCGACTGATGACCTCGTTAACGCGATCTTTGGACGCAAGTCCATCGACGTTGACGGTGTCCCCCTAAGCGCGGATCAGTTCAAGGACGCGCTGCAACAGATCATTTCCAACGCCAGCTCTAAGGCTGACGAACCACAGGGCGAAACACCCGCCGAAGCACCCGCTGAGGAAGCCGCCGCCGCTGCCGATGAGGCACCCGCGCCCGCTGACGAAGCCGCTGCCGAAGCCGCTGAATCCGAAGTGGTTGATGTAGAGAAGCGCGCCTCACGCATGGCTATGGCTTTGTGGGCCGCTAACGAAGCCCTCTCGGGCTAAGCACCACCAACCAATTCCCTTAGGCCGGAACCCCTTTCGGGGCCGGTCTATTTCCCTTGCAGAAAGAAAGCAACAAATGAATAGCGCACAACTAAAGGCACGCGGCGAAGAGCTTCGCAAGTCCATCGTTGACATCAACTCCAGCGACATGACCGAGGCCGAGAAGGGCGCGGCCCTTGACGCGGTGCAGGTCGATTGGGACGCCCACATGCTGGCCGTCAAGAACAGCGAGCGCGCGTCCGAAATGGCGTCGAAGCTGGGTCCGGTCGATCAGGCGAACCCTGAGGACAACACCGTTCTCCCGCAGCTTGAGGTCCGCAACCTGGGTCAGGTTCGGCGCGAGCTGGGCGCGGCCCTGCTTAAGCACCCGAAGTACCTCCAGGCGGTTAAGAAGCTGGACGACTTCAACGGCACGAAGGAAGAGTTTGACTTCACCTTCAACGTCGAGGCTAAGGACGCCACCAGCACTAACAACCTGATGGGTGAGGGTCTGACCGGCGCGACCGGCCCGACTCCTGCTGGTAACAACCCGTTCCTGCCGGGCGGCTTGGGCGCTGGCATCCTGCCGACGTTCCTGCCGGGCATGGTGCAGCAGCTCTTCTACCAGCTGCACGTCGCTGACCTGATCAGCTCGATTCCGGTTACCTCGCCTGACCTGTCGTACCTGACTGAGTCGGTCGCGGTTAACAACGCGAACGCCGTCGCTGAGAACGGCCTGTACCCGTTCAGCTCTGAGCAGTTCAGCCGCGTCTACGAGCAGGTCGGCAAGATCGCTAACGCCGCCACTCTGACCGACGAGGTCATCAAGGACGCGCCGCAGCTGTTCAGCTTCGTTCAGGGCCGCTTGCTTGAGGGCATCCAGCGCCAGGAAGAGATTCAGATTCTCGCTGGCTCGGGCTACCCCGGCGTTAACGGTCTGCTTAACCGCAGCACCGGCTTCACCAAGCCGCAGACGATCACCGCTGCGACCAACGTCAAGATTCCGGCTAACAACGAGTCGGGCGCGTTCGTCACTCAGCAGACCATCGCCTCGCTGACCTACGGTCGCAAGATTCAGGGCGCTTCGACTGGCGTGTACCCCACTCCTGTCGCTATCGCCGAGGGCATCTTCGCCGCGCTTGTGGACATCCAGTTGGCAGTGTTCAACACCCCGACCGCGATCCTGATGCACCCGCTGGACTGGGCTGTCATCCGTCTCGCTAAGGACCAGAACCAGCAGTACTTCGGTGGTTCGTTCTTCGGCGCTAACTACGGCGGCAGCATGGACGCGGCGAAGTCGCTGTGGAACGTGCCGGTCGTGACGACTCAGTCGCTTCCTCAGGGCAGCGTGCTGGTCGGTTACTTCGACAGCTCGACCATCCAGACCGCTCGTCGCGAAGGCGTCAGCCTGTCGATGAGCAACAGCAACGGCACGGACTTCGTTAACGGTCGCATCACGGTGCGCGCCGAGGAGCGTCTGGGCTTGCTGGTCTACCGGCCTTCGGCTTTCGAGCTGATCAACTTGGTTGTCGGCCCGTAGTTCTCGTCTCTCTGGTAGCTGAGTGCGCTCCCTTACACGGGGGGCGCACTCAGCTCCACCAATCGAAAGGCACTACGTGTCCACCAATGTTTCTGTAGTTGATGACTACACGATGAGCGTCGTTTCGCCGACGCCGGTAGTCACCATGTTCACGCTGTTCCAGCCTCAGCCGGAAGAGACTCAAAGTCCTTTGGGCACAGTCGAACCCGACGCTGACGCTGTTGAGCCTTCCGACGATCCGGCTACGGCTGAGGTCGAGGCTAAGGTCGTGAAGACGCAGGCTAAGCCAGCACCTAAGGGCACCACCGAGGGCGTCGAGGCGAAGTAGTGACTACGCCGCTCGCCAGTTCCAGCGACGTGATTGTCGATGGCTATGACCCCACTCAGGTGGATAAGGCGCTTAGCTGGGCCACCTCGGTTATCGAGGGGTACTGCAATCGCACTTTCGGCCTGGTGACCGACGACACGGTAACCGTCACCCCGCATCACGGGCAGGGCTTGCTGCCGCAATACCCGGTTGTGAGCGTCAGTGCAGTGGCGGGCTACATGCTCGACATGAGCACCGGGGCTTACGGCTGGGTGCCGATCACCAACTTCTGGTGCGATAACGACACCGGCACTCTCTACAACACGACCGGCCTCGCCGGGGTGGTGTGGACTGGTGGTCCGTCGTGGCCGTGGCTCCCCGCATCTCTGCGCGTGACCTACACGCACGGTTATGACCCCATTCCCAGTGATCTGAGGGACGTTTGCGCCCGCCTGGCCCTCCGCTACCTACAGAACCCGGGAGCGATGGTTGAGAGGCGTGTGGGGGATATGGAGGCCCGGTTCTCGGGTAGCGCTGGCGCGCTATTCGATCAGTTCGACTTGGCGGTCCTCAACACCTATTCGAACGTCGGTGTGGCGTGAACCCGGGCAACGACACCGTGACCTTCAAGGTTCGCGGCACAGTCGTTGCCCGTAACGCTGACGGCATCGCGCAATACAGCACAGCCGTCACGGACGTTACGGGCTGTTTCGTGCAGGACTACGCCATGTCCGACAAGGTCGGTGATACCGAGTTCGCGGAGGCCACTCACCACTGCATCTCGCCGGGTAAGCCCCCGGTGATCGCCGTGCAGCCCGAGGACACCTTGGTCTTCCAGGGCGTTAAGTACCGCGTGATCGGTAAGAAGGTTTACCGCGACTGGTACGGCGTCTTGGACCACATCACCGTCTTCTGTCAGGAGCAGCATGGCTAGCGCGCAAGCGCTAGTGGAAGCGGTATTCGGTGCAGGCGCTATCGACCTAGCTATTGCCGAGTCGGTAGAGATCAAGCTGGAGCTGATGAAGCGGGCCGAGGAGGTTCGCCAGTTCTGGGTTGACTACTGGGAATCGTTCGATCACCCGTATTCGCGGGAGCACACGCTTAGGTCCGGTTATGTGGAGCGGCCTGGCGACTACGCCAAGTCGATCAAAGTCAAGTTCATTGAGGCCGGTCCCGGGACGCTATTCAAGGCCCGGATCACGGCTCACGACTACAAGGCGCATTGGATCGAATACGGGTCCAGCCGCATGCCTGAGTTCGCGCCTCGCGCGGCGACCTTATCTCACTTTGGGGGTGGTACAGCTGTCAGTTGATGGCGTTGCAGTAGACGCCGAACGATTCGTTATGTCCTATCTGGGCCAGTGGTACACCGACATGGGCGCTGAGCGCACTATCGACGATCCGGTTCCGTTCGTGGTTGTTAAGCGCGTTACCGGCGGCGACGACATGATCAGTGACTACCCGCTGCTGTCTATCCATTCCTTCCATACCGACTATACGTCTGCTAAAGACCTGTCACTGGATGTCCATAAGCACATGAAAGACCTGACACCTAAGACTTCGGTTGTGGTGAATGGAGTCACTTATGGCATCGACTACCGATGTGTCGAGGAAGCCCCTCACGAGGTGGACTACGACGATAAGAATTTGCGCCGATTTGTCGCACGCTACGAGTTAGTTCTGCGTCTGCAATAGGCCACCTCCCAGTAATACAACTTCATAGAAAGACAACTGAATATGGCAATCACTGGTGAACTGTGGACTTCGCTCTACACGGGCGATGCCAACCGGATTCGCAAGTGGCTTTACGGCTCCGTGCTTATGCGCGACTGGAACCCGGATGGCTCTACTACGCTTGACGGCTTCACCCCGTTCGAAACGGACGGCTCGATCAAGAGCACCCTGCTTAACCCATCCTTCCCGGGTGGCCGCTTCTACGAGCTGGGTGCGATCAGCGAAGACGGTGTGGAGTTCACGCCTAAGTTCGCGACCGACGAGACGAAGATTTGGCAGTCGCGCCGGATGCAGCGTTCTGACATCACCCAGGACGACGAAGAGGTGATGTTCACGGCGATGGAGTCCACGCCGCTGATCGACGCGCTGCGTAACAACGTGCCGATTGACACGTTCCTCTCTGCCGAGTCGGTGGGTGCTACCGGTTACCGCGCTACTAAGCCGCTGACCACGGACACCATCTACCGCCAGATCGTCGTGATTGGTGTCGATGGCACCCAGACCGACGCTGAGTACATCGCGGAGCTGCGGCCTCGCGTGACCCTTAGCAAGATCGGCAAGCGCACGTTCTCGGCTAAGAAGGTTGACTCGACCGAGCTGACCTACAACGTGTTCCCTGATCCGGCTTCCGGCTTCGCGGCTGACACTCTGCGTTCTGGCCCCTCGTGGCAGGCGTCGGGTGGCCCGGTTCTGTGGGAGACGAGCCAGACCGCTCCTGTCGTGTCGGGTCTTGCCGCTGGCGGTAAGGCGACGATCACGCTCGATGAGCCTGTCTCGCTTAACGGCCCCTTCACCTACGCGGTGAAGGTGGACGGCACCACGAACGCGACTCTGGACACCACGTTTAACACCGTTGGCTACCAGACCAACGAGACGACCGGCGTTGTGACCATCAAGGTCACTGGCGTTGCGGCGGGCGCGCACACCGTAACGGTGCTTGCGACCGGCGCTGACGGTCAGGTGTCGGCACCGTCTGTTCCAAGCTCGTCTGCGACCTTCGTCGCTTAGTAAGTCCCTGACCCCACAAGGGTCACCGAAAGCCCCCGGCATGAGAGACACCCATTCCCGTGCCGGGGGCTTTCTCCATTTCAAACCAACTTTTGTTAGGGGAATTAACAATGGCAGCAGCTAATCGCGCGGAACGCCGGGCGCAGCGCAAGTGGAAGGTCGAGGAGTTCCGCGAGCAGGCTTTCGAAGCTAAGAGCACGTTCGCGCACATCGAGCTGGAGGTCGGCGGCAAGACGTTCGTCGTCCCTAACCCGATGGCTCTTGACGACCCGACCCAGGCTCGCGTCGAGCAGTTCCAGCGCGGCGAAGGCTTGGACCGCGTCACCATCTATGACGATGACGGCAAGCCGCTTAAGGGTGTTGACGGCGAGCCGGTCACCCGCATTAAGGAACCTCACCAGATCGACGGCAAGGTGCTTGAACCGGTTTCCGTCCGGTCGGCCCGCGCGATCCTCGGTGACGACGTTCACGAAGCTTTCATTGCAGCGGGCGGTCGCTCCAGCGACGTGACCCTGGCCTGGGATTACATGATGAATCAGGTCAAGGAACGGACTGAGTCCGACCCAAACTAATCGAGGCGGCAACGCTTGTTCGCTTTTTCCCCGAGGAAATCGAAGCGGATTTAGCGTTCAAGCAGATCGACATTTTCGACTGGCACACAGGCGAAATGTCGAGCCGCCGCCTATTGGTTCTGCTTAAGGGCTTAGACGCGGAAAGCGAATACAAGACCGCCACCCGCAACGGCGACTGGTCAGACAAAACCTACATGCGCGCGGCCACAGTTAACGAGCTGCGCCTATTGCGTGTCGATCAGGCCGCACTTAACGGCGAAAAGATGGAAGTGACTCTTATGGAGTCGCCCGCTCAGCGTGAGGCTAGAGCAGAAGAGGAAGCGGAGCACCATGCGATCCGCACCGGCATTCTGGCTCAGTTGCACGGTCTGGACATAGGAAAGAGGCCGGATAATGCCAGCTGAGAAGGGTATCTTTCTCGACGTTTTGCCACGGTTCGACATGGCCGCTATGGGAGCGATCCTCGGTCAGGTCGAGGGTCTGTTTAAGAAGAGTGGTGCCGCTATTGGCACCACTTTCGGCAAAGAGGCTGAGGCGCGTATCGCTGCGCTGGCTGAGGCTGAGCGCAAGGCGGCGAATGTCACTGAGGACGCTGAGATTCGCAAGACCCGGGCGGTTCACGCTACGGAGATTGCGGAGCAGCAGGCGGCTATCGCGACTGAGCGCCGCATCCTTGCGGAGACGCGCTACCAGCAGTTGGCGGTCAGTACGACGGCGACTGAGAACTCGCTAGCGGCGGCTAAGCTGCGCGTCGAGGCGGCGACAACCGCTGAGGCTCGCGCTACCTATGCGGCGAGCGATGCGGCCCTGGCTCAGACGGCCCGTACCCGCGACTTGGCGGCGGCTGCAACCCTGTCGGCGGCGGCGCATGACCGCCACAACGAAGCCTTAGCGGCGAGCACGGTCACGGCGAGTAACGCTGGCCGGGCATTCAACCTGGCCGGTGTCGCCATTACCGGCGGCTTCCTGTTCGCGATGGGCGAGTCCACCAAAAAGGCCGCTGACTTCCAGTCCTCGATGGTGAAGCTAACCGCGTCGGCGGGTGAGCAGCAGGCCAACATCAAGCAGGTTTCGGACGGCATCTTGAACCTGGCCGGGCAGGTCGGTATCAGCTCTAACCAGCTAGCCGATTCCATGTTCCTGGTCGAGAAAGCCGGGTTCCGTGGCGGCGACGGCGTCAAGGTGCTTACCGCTGCCGCGCAGCTGGCTAACGCCGAGGGCGCGGACCTGAACGACACCATCAACGGTCTTACGACCTCGATGAACGACTTCGGCTACAAGACCGATCAGGCGGCGTTGGTCGCCTCGAAGATGAACGTGGCAGCGGGTGACTCTAAGGCACCGCTACAGGAGTTCTCTAGCGCACTGCACAACGTGGAACCGACTGCGGCTATCGCTAAGGTCAGCTTGGATGAGGTGTACGCCGCAATGGCGCGCATTACTCAGTCCGGTGCTCCCGCAGCTCAGGCATCCGATTGGTTGAACAACACAATCGGCCACCTGATGAACATGAACGACCAGCAAAAGAAGTTCCTCCAGCAGCTCAAGCTAGACCCGCTGGGTCTGGAACAGGATTTGCGTAACCCGCAGATCGGCATGCAGGGCGTCATTACTGAGGTCGCGGACAAGATTCGGACTTCGCTAAACCCGCAGCAGCAGGTCGTACTGGACACCCAGCTCCAGAGCGTGCAGGCCGTCCAGTCGCTAGGCATCGCCTACGACAAGCTAAGCCCGAAGGCTAAGGAAATTGCCGACCAGATCAAGGCCGGAACCGCCGACAAGAGCACACTGCAAGACTTGCGCGTCGGCAGGCTGAATGAGCCTGGCCTGACGCAATGGAAGGGCATCTTTGACAAGCTCGGCGGCTTGAATGACCAGCTCAAAAAGGGTCAGGGCGATCTAGTCGATATTGCCGCTGCATTCGCTAAGGCGTTCGGCACCGACTCGGGTTTGAAGGTCTTCTCTCTGTTGGCGGGCACACCGGAACAGGCTAAGGCGTTTTCCGACGAGATCACTCGGATTAAGACCACAACGCAGGAAGCGGACGGCACGGTCAAGGGGTTCAACGAAACCCAGGACACGCTCAACAAGAAGCTGGCTGACGCTAAGGCTGCATTCGGTGCGGCGGCGATCCAGTTGGGCAATGACTTCATCCCGGCTATCTCGTTTGCCGCGAATCTGATCAAGGATGTTTCTCAGTTCCTCGCAGGGCACAAGGTGATCCTTGACGCTGTCGTAGGTTCGTTGGGCGCGTTCAGTGCCGGATGGTTGCTATTCAAGGGCCTCGCTATCGGCGGTGCGATGTGGGACACCATCGCAACCGGTATCGGCAAGATGATCACATCCCTTGGCCTCGCTAAGGTCGCTGCGGGTGAGACGGCGACTGCGGTCGCCTCTATCGGCCCGGCGGCGACTGTCGCTGAGGGTGAGGTTGCCACTGCGGCGGCTACCGGCACTACGGCTATCGCGGCTGAGGGTGCGGCGGCGGATGCTGCCGCTGCCTCGCTTGCCAGCTTGGGTGGCGTGGTGGCGGCTGGCCTTGCTGGCGGCGCTGCCGTGGTCGCGGCTTCGACGGCGGCGGGCAACTGGATCGCTAACAAGATTCAGGGCACGCACACCGGCTGGATGGACGTGGTTAAGGAGGGCATCGACGCTCCGGGCCGCATCTGGTCAGGCATCACGCACGGCGGCGACATCTATGCCAATGACGGTCCCGAAGTGGACATCATGCACAACAAGGATGCGCTGCACATCTTCGGCGACCAGGACAAGGGTCCGACTGTTGACCACCGGGGCACTAAGCCCGGCTCAGCTGGCGGCACTCCCTCCGCGCCGGAAGGTACTGGCGATCCTCTCGCGGCTCTCAATGGCGCGGCGGGCACTCCCGGCCCCGACACCCAAACGGGTATCGACATTCCGGGCTGGCTCGGCGGCAGTGGCGGAAGCGGCTCAGGCAGCGTCGGCGCTGCCCCCGTAGGCACTCGTAACGACCCTGTCTACATCGACCCGCAGTCCATCACAGACGGTGTGGACAGCAGCGATCTGGGCGCTACAGGCTCGGTCGGCGGTGGCCTCATGGACATGTTCCAGAAGGCTGCCGGTGACGGTGGTTTCTCGCTTAAGAACATCGCAACGCTGATGGGCACGTTCGTGGCTAATCTCGCGCTGGGCAATCCAGCCGGGAAGCTGGCTACGGGCATGTTCGGTGACGATTCGGGCGGCGACCTCTCGACGGACATCGCGAACATCGAGAACATGACGCCCACGGAGCGCATCGAGCAAGAGAACACCATCAAGATGCAGAAGGCGATCCGTGGCTACAAGAAGGCTCTGCGCGCTTACGCCAAGGCGGTTAGCAAGTACGGCCCCAACTCGGATCAGGCGCTCGATGCCGAGGATTCTGTCCTTAGCGCTCGGGATGCTATCGACCAGACGGTGATCAACGGTGAGCAGTCCGGCGGCACTGCCGCTCAGCGGTACGCCGATGACATCGCTAAGGGCGTCGATAAGACGAACCCGGGCAAGTTTGCTAAGGATCAGGCTGCGGCTGCCGCTTACTCAAGTGGCGGCGGTGGCGGTTTCCATCCCGCTGGTTCGGGCGCTGAGTCTTGGCGTCCCACGGTGGCTGCGACGGTCGATAAGTACGCCGCGCAGATGGGCATTCCCGACTCCAAGAAGGGTGAGTGGGTTGATGCCATCGTTAGCCAGATCGACACTGAGTCGAAGGGCAATGCGGGCGCGGATAACCCGAATGACCCGAACGGTCAGGGCGGCATTCAGCATGTCGCTGGTCTGCTGCAATACCTGCCTTCGTCTTACGCGAACTCGGGTGGCAAGCTAACCGGCCTGCCGTACATGGACCCGGTCGGCCAGATTGCCGGTGCGCTGTTTGCGCCGCGCAGTGCCGCTGGTGATCCCACAGGTATCGGTCATGGTGTCGGTTGGGGGCCACAGTCACGCAATGTGCTTCCCGCTGCGAGTGGTCCGACCGCTGGTGACACGGCGGCTGCGGCTAATCCGACTTCGCTGAGTGATGTTCTGTTTGGCGGCGGTGAAGGCCCGATCTTCAAGCGGGATAAGCAGCCACCTGTTGACCCGAACGCGGGCAACCCGAACAGGGGGCAAAGCGCGGCATCTGTTGCTGCCGAGAACTCACCTGAGGCGCTTGCGAACTTGGCCCGGATGCGGAGTGATCCTCATTGGGCACCGGGGCAGGCTGTCAACGGCGTGAGTCCGTTCGCTCCCGGTGGTGCTCTCTCTGCTATCCCGAACTCATCTACTGGCGCTGATACGCCGGGTCCGTTCGCGTTGCCTCCGGGCGCGCATGACGGCCCCGCTCCGGGTCAGCTCGGCCCGTACCCGGTTCCCGCCTCAATGGTGCCCGGCATGGGTCACGGTGCCACCACTGGCCTGCTACCGGCGGTCAATGGTGTGGCTCCGGGTGCTAGCGGCTGGCACGGGCCTGGCGGCGTGGGTCAGCCCGCGTCTACGGGCGTGCAGTCCTCGCAGCCTAAGGGTGGTTCCGGCTCCGGTGGTGTCGGCCTCTCACAGGGGTTGATGAGCATGGCGTCCACTGCACTGTCGGCAATGCCCGGCGGTCAGGCGGCAGCTATCGGCCTGCAAGAGGCTAACCGCGCGGCGCAGTACATAGGCCAAGCGATTGGTATCGGTGCGAGTGGGTTGCTTGAGACGTTCACCCTTCACGGGGCGAACGGTGAGGGCGGCAATGGTGGTTGGTTCGGCAAGATCGCGAGCGGCCTAGCTGGCGCTCATAAGACCAGCGATAACACCGCTGGCGCGGCTAAGGGTCTTGACCCGAAGTCGAAGGAACCTGCTAAGCCGCTCAATCCGGGCGAGCAGCCACCCCCGGGTGGACCTAAGCAGGGCGATCCGAACAGCCCCGGGCCTGGCAACAACAACACCATCAACATTCAGGAGCAGCACATCCACCACGATGACGGCGGCGCTCAGAATCGTGACGCAATGAGGCAGCTGATTGCTTTCCAGTAGTCAAAAGCCTTAGCGCACAACACAACTGAATAACAACTGAATACAGGGGGTCCAATGGCCTATTCGACTACCTACCCGGAAGGGCAGGTATCCAAGTTAGGTCAGATCGAACTCGCGCAGAATCGCTTTCCTCACGTCACGTATGTAGGTCGCGACGGCACGAAGTTCTATCTGTCCGGGCCATTGGCCCCAACCCCTGGCGCTCAGAACGGCGTCGTGATGATCGGCAATCCCACCGGTTTCATGCCGCCGTTCCAGCACCTCGACAACGAGGGTGCGCGTCAGGACGGCACGACATGGTTTGACGCTCTCTACGACCCAGCCGAGATCGACTTTCAGGTTGAGGTGTCTGGCATTACGACCGCCGACACCCGCGCTGTGATCCGGTCTTGGCTGGGTGCGTGGGACGCAAAGCAGCGTGGCCGTCTGCACGTCTTCACCCCGGAGAACGGGGAATGGTGGGCGCGGGTCCGGCAGCTTAAGACGCCGACCGATCAGCTAACCCACACTTACGAGACTTACGGCAAGCAGCGCTTTACGTGGTCTGCCCGCAACGATGACGCCTTCTGGGAGTCGTTCGATTCGGTGGACACGTTCTCGATGTCTCTGTCTTCGCTTACCGAGAAGTTTCAGACTGTCGGCACCGGCATTGCCGGGTGGACCCAGACCTACTCGGGCAGCGGCGCGGGAACCTGCGACGTGACGGCGGCTGGCGTCTGCTCATGGACTCCTAGCGGTAACGGGACACGCACGGTAATCAACCGTGCGCCAACGGATTCCGCTACGGACGATCAGGTCATCACGGTCCAGTTCAAGGCACCGCAGCTCTTCGACTTCAAGCTCGACACCTTCATTGACATCTGGGGGCGCTTAGACAACGCCGGTAACGGCATCCGCGCCCGGATCGGTGACGCTTTCATCATCCTTAGCCGGTTCGTCGGCGGGGTCGAGACGGT